CACCCGGTCAGGCCCGCCGCCACTTCGCCCGCCGCCGCTACCCCATGGATAGCACCCGCAGCGCGGGCACCAGTAGACCCCGCGGGTCCGCTCCGGGTCGTTTTGGACGGTCCGGGTGCCACAGGGCCGTGGAGCCGTGGGCTTGGCCACAAACCCCGACCGCCCGAGATGGGTAGTCGGGGGCGAGGAGACGGGTTTCGTGCAGCGTGGCATAGCCCCACGCCGTTTATCGCGGGCCTGAGCGGCTGCTTCCCGGGCACCGGCAAGATGGGCGTAGCGGTCGGGGGCTGGTGTCACGTTCCTCATGGACCGCGGCCTTCGGCTGTGGCCAGCCGATCCTCAATGATCGCCAGGAGCGCGGCATAGGTCGGGGCAGTCACCGCCTCGGGGTGTGCGTGGGGGCCGGCGTGCCAGGGCTTCTTCGTGGCCGGCGTCAGTTGCATTCCGTAGTACGCCAAGGGACCCCAGAGCCGCTTCACGGCCACATTCAGCCGGTCCAACTCCACCCTCACGGTCATGGGGCCCGGCCTTCGGCGGGCTCCCGCTGGTACAGTATGTCGGCCGTCAACAAAGGCAGGTCGCCGAAGTGCCGATTCGTCCGCACAAGCCTATCCAGTAGCGTCGGGCAGCCATACGGAATCACCGGCAACGACCGCACAAACTCCAACACCACGGGCTCGATCGACTGTCCTTCGTTAAACGCCTCATGCAGTGGCAGTGTCCGCCACCATCGGCCACGCCACTTCACCGCGTATGGCGGCTGTCCCACACCCTTTTGGGCAGCTACCGTCCACCACACTGAACCGCTGGGGCTCACTGGCTGGCTCCCTGGCTGGCCTGGGAACGGGCCGTAATCAGGTCCAGCACGGCCTGCGGAATGGGACTTTCCCCCGACAGCCAGCGGCGCACGGTCCGCGGATCACGAATCAGCACCGCGCGGGCGTAGGCCGAAGCCGAGAGCCCGGTGCGGTTGATCGCGGCCCGCAACAGGGAGATGGTCTCCGAACGGGTGGCGGGGGCGTCAGGCATCTACGCTCTCTGAGCGAACCGCGGGACGAAGCAATCGCCCAACTCTCCGGTCTCACGGTCGATATGCCGAGTGATGCCGGCGATGTCGTGGGCGAACTCGAAGGCTTCTGCGGCGAACAGCGCGGACAAATCTAACCGGCAGCCGTTCATGTGCGCCGCCGTGAGGTCCATGTGGAGTGTCAACGGATCGAAGTAACCGGGATGCTCTTTCAAGGTGCGCGTCACAATTTGGTGGATCAAGTCGTGCTCGACGCGGGTGACTGCGAAGTTGATTGCCATGTGTGGCTCCTTTGGCTAGCCGGGCGAGATCACCCTGGCGCGGAGACTAGAGTAGGGCAATCGCCCACGGGGCGCAAGTATGCGCCTTCGGCAGTCCCGGTCTGCCGTTGTTTCACGTGAAACTTCGGCATGAAAGCCTGCCAGTATTGCAGATTGCAAGGGTCTCCTTTAGACTTCAGCTAGGCCCCGACAGGGAGGGGAGCCGTGAAGATCAGCCTTGGCCGCCTCGCCCGAGCCATCCACCTCGATGTGGAGCGAGTATCGGATCATCGGTATCGCGTGACCGGTGGTTCCCGGCCGCATGAGGTGGACCTGACCCGCTCCCCGGAGTGCGGATGCGAGGACGCCACCTTCCAGAAGGTGTACGCCTGTCAACACCTGATGGCGTGTATGCTGGCCGAGGGGGACCGGGACTGTCTGCGCTCTTTACGCTACTGGGTAGCCCGACCGGGGGCGCGGCGGTTGGTTAGAACGGCGGCCTAAAGGCGACACGCGCTCGGGGCCGAACGGGCCAGTCGCAAATAATAGGGCCGGGTTCATCGCCCGGCCCTGTCAAAGAATGGTGTTAGTTGTACGGTCCCTGCTACCGCATATCGGACTCCCATGTTCGGGGGTCGCCTTGCACGTAGCCCCAATCTAGGAAACCCCGCGCCAGAACGCCAGCCCTAGCGGACCCTGGCCGGAAACCACCGGATGACGGTACGCTGCCCGATAGAATCCACGGGCACGCACACGGGCCAGAACAAAGGCCCTAGGCTATCCGGCACTAGGACGACTTGCGCCTCCCGCACGGCGAAGCCAACGCCCACGCCCGCCGCGGCGACCGAACACCCGGCCAGGAAGGCCCAGACCAGCGTGCGGCGGAGGGCGCTCACCGAACGATGAGGGCACCCACGATGATACCGGCCGCGGCGAAGGGCAACCCGATGCGGATGCGAGCGAATAGGCCGGGGCGACTGCGCTTCTCGGCCGCAGCCCACATCGCCCGGAGCCGCTGTTGGGCGGGTTCCAGGATAGCGATGACGCTATCCCGGTTGGCCACCTCATGGGTGAGCAGGACGCCCAGCGAGTCACATGAGGCGAGGGCATAGCGGCAGCTCTGACCAGCCACCCGTTCATTGACGATGGCAATGGCCAGGGGCGCGGTATCCGGCAGCGACACGAGGACCGAATCCAGCACGGCCGCCGTGGAGTCGGCGCGCGCCTGGGCCGTGCGCGTGATATTTTTTGATATCAAATAATGCCGGGCCTGGGCCTGCTTGAGACTGTCGAGTGCCAGGGCCTTGGCCTGCAAGAGCCCCCGGATACTGTCTCCGGTGGCCAGCTCTCGCCGGAGGGAATCCCCCCGCGCTTCGGCCAAGGCGTTAGCTCGAATCTGACCATCATGGGCCTTGAGCCAGGCGAAGCCGATCAGCAGGGCGACCACCAGCCAGGAGAGTTGCGTTTTCACACCGCGCCTACCTTGGTCATCGTGAGGATGCCGTACCAGGCATCGTAGGCCCGCCAGAACTCCCCCCAGCTCCACGCAAGGCCAGGGTCTCGCTTCGCGTCATGGGCTCGGACATCCTTCCCGCTCACCGTTTCGTGGCCCACGATCCGGGCGCGCGTGATCCCTGGATAGCGGAGACTCCAGCCCGCATAGAGCCAGCCACCGGCATCGTACTGCGCCGCAGTGTAGGGCGAGTGCTCCGGGTCGTCGATCGCCGCGAGGAAGCTCCGGTAGTCGTGGGCACCGGCCACCAAGAACTCGCAGCCGAGGAAACTATCGTTCAGATTCTCCCGGTCCAGAAAGCGGCTCTTCCCGGCATGGAAACAGACCCGCTCCGGCGGAGGTCCCGTATAGATCGTCCCGTCTGGCCCAATGAGGGCATGGACCGAAAGACCGATCCGCTGAAGAAAGGCCGGCGCGTGTTCGCTGTGGCCCTCATTGACCACGTACTCCGCCATCGCGTGCACCAAGGCGCCATCCACAACGGTACCCGGTGGCCGTGGCCGGTGAAAGGTCATCGTGACCGGGACGACCTTGGGTGCGTTCACGCGACCGGCGGGCTGCCGTTCTTCCCGCGGATGGTTGCCAAGAGATCTTTGACGGTCGCCACCACGAACTGTACGGCCGTTCGCGTCAGCTCCTCACTGAAGATGTGCGCGCCGAACATCGCGACGGGCAGGACCACATACCAGGCCCAGCCGAGAGTCGCCGCTCCGTAGGCTGCCCCGGCGATGAAGAGCAGCCCGAAGACACTCTTGCTGATCTTGGCGGCCAAACGCCGGCGTGGAATGGCCTTGATCTGTTCGGTCACTGCGGCTTTGTGGGTCATCGGTGTTCCTCTCCCAGGTGGCGGTCTTCCAGCCGTTCAATCCGCCCTTCCAGTTTCGCGCTCGTTTCCTGCATCCGCGCGACAGCCCCATCAAACCGATGTTCGATGTCAGCGGGAATACCGCGCACGTCGTCTCGCAGCGCCGCAAGGTCCGCCACCATTCCGCCCGGAGCGCCTTTCACTCCATGGAGCGTCTGGTTGTTGGCTCGGGTCATGGTGTAGGTCCGCCAGGTGAGGCCCGTGAAAAACGTCGCCCAGGCCACGACGATCGCTCCCGCGGCGCGGAACAGTTCAGCGGACCCAACGGGCACGTCCACCGCCTGCAAGGCCAGGTAGGTTGCCTCGCCCACCACGGCCGGCAGCGCGAGAATCGGGACGACAGCGGTCAAGGACTTCACGTCAGCGATCCAACGAGCAGGGCGGCCAGACCGGCGCCCAAGGTGGCGAACACGATGTCCCCGATGTCGCCCGGTTTCCATTGGTACGGTGCCCGCCAGGGCTGCTCGACGTTGCCCACCTCTTCCCGGAAGGCCGAGAGAAACGTCACGCAGGCAACGGGAGCCCACCAGGTAGCGGGGGAAACCCCGAGGCCCCAGAGCAGCACCCGCACGGCACCGTACAGCACCAGCCCACCCACGGCGTGCGTGAAGGGATGGTTCTCCCGCCACCAGGGGGAGCCACCCAGCCACCAGTCCCGGGAGGGAAGCCAGTTCACTGCGTATCCGTCCCAAGCACGCCATCCCGCCAGTAGGCAACCAGTTGATCCGCGCGGCGCACGGCGATAGCGGTCCACTCGGTGGCATCCAGGGCCGTGACGATCAGTTTCCGCTCTACCTCTTCGATTGCCACGTCCACCTCCGCGGCGACCCGGAAGGTAATCACCGCCCCTACCGGGCTTTGGCGGATCTCGGTAGGGGCGGCGACTGCTTCGAGTTTGTCCAGGATCTTAGCAATCACTCGACGCTCACCGGCGGCAAAGCCCTTGGGCGAGGAAAGTATCCCATCATAGGTCAGGGCGAATTGTTCAGGGGTCAGTTTCATCCGAGCGCCTGCCGATCAGCGATGAGTCGCGTCTGTCTGGCCTGTAGGGCGTCCACGGCATCCTGGGCCTTCGTGAGCGCCTCATCGGCATTGGCAAGTTCGGTGGCGCAGTTCGCCAAGGCTGTGTCGAGCGCGTTGCGTTTCTCGCTGAGTAAACGCGCTGCCTCCGCCTGCTTGAAGGCCGCAATGTTGGTGTCCACCTCCAAGGCCGCGACCTGTTTCTCCAGCGCATCGTAGTCGGCCTGGGCACGCTCATGCCGTTCATGCCCGGCAGGATAAAGAATCCTTACGTCCGTCTCCAACTCGACGAGGCGCGCCGTGAGTTGATTCAGCAAGGTCGCCCGTTGGCGACCAATCGCCAGTACATCAGTCATGTGCGTGCTCCTGTTTAGGTGAGTGGCCCAACGGTCCCGCCGTTGATCCGCACGTACAATCCCGCCGTGGTGGTCCATATATCTCCATCGGTTGGCGACGACGGCGCAGCACCATGCGGCAAACGTAATCCTGCCCCACCACTGGCGCTTGCTGGCGTCAGAAAGAGACCAGTCCCCGTCACCGTCGTCGCCGTGAGCGCGCCCATCGAGACGGAGTTATTCTGGAAGCTAGCGGCGCTCGTGCTGCCAGTGATACGAAACAGTAGATTATGCTTGCCATCATAGACGCTGAAGTTGCGGAATCGAGTGGCACCATAACCATCGTAGTTTATCGCCACTTCGAGGTCGTCAAGATTGGACGAGCGCTCTAAACCATACTCCTGCACTACCAAGGGAGTCCCGCCGACTGTTACTAGCGTCGCTGTAAGCGCGCCCATGGCGACAGCGTTGCCGTAGAACGTTGCCGGGCCAGCTTGGGTCAGGCCGAACACTGGTGTGGTGAACGTCGTCCCGCCTACCGCCGTCGAGGGAACGAAGTCGAGGCCAGCATCGGTGTAGAACTGCGCGGCCATTTGCCACGCATATTTGCTCGCACCTGTCCGCATAATCATTGAGGTTGCGGCACCGCCAGAGCGAGCAATGGTCAGTGGCGTGGCGCTGGCACTGGTAATAATCACATCGTCACTGAACGCCCCGGTCGTCGCCGTGAGCGCGCCCACCGTGACCGCGATCCCCGAGGCCGAGATGGTGGAGCTACCTGTGTTCTCGAAACTGTAGGTTGAAGCAGTGAACATGAGCGGAGCATAAGCCGCTGTCGTGCGATTATAGACCTGTAGGTAGGTTAATCCTCCGGCAGTACCGATCTCCAAACCCTGGCCCGCTGCGCCAGCCGGAAGATCGGCAAAGGTGTTTTCCAAGCGAACCGCTATACCACCTGTTTGAAGAATCCCCGAGGCCGAGATGGAGCCGCCCGAGACGGTGAGCCCCGCCTGCGCGGTGAGGAGGCCAACGCTCGTCACAGTGCCACCGATGGTGGCGTTCCGACTCAGGAAGAAATCCCGCGGTCGGGTTGCGCCACTTGCCCCGATGTCATAGGTGGCATCCACAAACAACAGATTCGCAGCCAGCGTTCCCAGGCTGGTCACATTGGCCTGTGCCGCCGTCGAGAGCGTCCCACCGATGGTCGTGGCCGTGAGGGTCGTGACGCCACTGAGCGTCCCGGTGATCGTGAGGGAGCCAGGGAACGTGTAATCCCCTGAGAGATGGGTACTCGCCAGCTTGCCCCATGCAGGAGCTGTGCTGGCGCCTTGGGAGATCAGCAGATTGCCAGTGGCCACGGCAGCCCGTTTACTCAGGGCGGCGGCAGCACTGGCATACAAGAAATCGCCCACGGTGTAGCTGCTCGGCAGGGCGGCGGATGCGGGCGAGGTCTGATCCCCGACACTATCCAGGTAACTGGGTGGAACCAATTTCGGCTTGGCCCGGACGTAGGAACTCCAGGCCCCATCAATGAGCCCCGTCAGGACATGCCGCACCTGGTAGTGGCGGAAGGCATTATCGGGTGGCAGTGCATCATAGTAATACGTCTGATCCGGCAGTGCGGTAGCCAGGAGGGTCGTGGTCGTGGTATCCGGATTCCCTGATCCATCGTCCGCACTACGGGCGACTTGCACCCGCTGGCTGTAGTTGCCAGGCACCCACCCGATCACGACACCGTAGTCAGGCATTAGAACAAGTATTCCTTGCCGTAGTCCCAGCCACCGTAGCCATCGGGATAGACATCGCCCGTGCTCTCATCTCCCAAGAGGAGATAGAAATTGCCGATGCCGGCACAGGTCCCAGCACCCGCAGTACTTAGGGTTTCGGTGCTCAATGATGTGCTTGGACTGACACCACCGTAGGGATCTCGATACCGCACGGAGGCCGTATAGGTCGTAGCGCCACTCAAGCCATCAAGGGTATAGCGGTTCGTGCCGGGTTCGAGCACCTGGGTGGTCGCTAGGGTCCCCCCAAAGGTGCTTGCTTGGAATTCGATGCCGTATCCGGTGGAGGCCGTACTATTGGTCCAGGACAGTTGCAAACGTGACGCGGTAATACCCGTGGCCGCCAATCCGCTAGGTCCCGCCAGTTCCTGGGTGGCGATACCCGCCGTGGTATAGGCCCAGGCCGAGCGCCAGCGTTGGGGTTTGAGGTTCCGCGCCCGGAAGAAGTAGGTCGAGCCAGACTCCAATGCTGGGATCGTCACCGTCTGACTGGAGTCGCTGGAACCCAACATGAGTGACCAGGCGGTGGAATTGGAAGCCAGCGTGCTGGCGCTTTGTGCCCCTTGGAGATCCCATCCGCCATCCGTCGTGACGCTGCCGATAGAGACCTTGAGGGTGTGATAGGCATCGGCGCTATTGGCTGCCCCGGTACTCGTCGTCGCACTGATCGTTGGCGCACCCAAGACGGCCGCATCAGGGCCAACATCGAGATAGTCGCAGATGGGACCACGCATCGTTTCAGCCCGACTCATGACCTGCACGATCCGGGTACCACCCCGTCCCAAGGTGCCGGGATTCGGCATCGTGCCCAGCGTGATCGTGGCAAACTGGCCGGCCCGTAGATCACTGGTACCAGAACTCAGCAGGGAAAGGGAACCCCAAATCGGGCCATCGCCGAAACGGTCGAAGCGTTCCGCAGCGAGCGCGGGGGCAAGATGCCGGGGAACGACCGCCCCGAAATCGGCGACATCATAGGTCACCACGTATTCCCCGAACGCCGCCAACCGATCATGATCCAGTTCCGTCGTATACTGCGTGATCCTCAATCGGTCAGCGGCAAACCGCCCTTCCGACATTTCCAGCACGGAGAGTTCCCGCGCTACGGGTCGGCGCCACCGGATCTTGGTGACGATTTCCCGTTTGCTGTGTCGCCACGTAGGATGCGGAGTCGTGAGGTTCGTGCTGGTCAACTCCAACAAGGTGTCGATGTCTACGCTATCGGAACTCGGCAAGAACACGCTCTGTGGTTCGATCCGGCCATCGGCATTGGTGAAGGGGACCACCCCCAGGGGACCATAGACATTGGTTTCGAGCCACTCCCCCATGTTGGCCGGCTCGGTGATCCGGTAAAACTGCGGCGGGAATCCTCCATCGGTGATCAGGGTGCTGAGAGCTGTGGAATCATAGCGGAGCGCCTGGCCTCCATAACTGCTGTCATAGACGTCCTTGACCAGCTGGAATGGATTAACGCCCACCAAGCCCCCCAGATGCAACGGCAGCGTCTCGGTGGGTTGGTGATCCGGCATGTAGAGATAGACATCCGTGAGCTTGGGCGCCGTATCCACATTCGTCGTTGGACTCCCTAAGACCGCCGATGGATCCACCACCCAGAGTTCCGCGGCGCTGAAATTGTTAGCCCCCAAATCCAACTGTCGTGTGAGGTATGGGGCGAACGGTTCCGCGCCCCAGCCATAGATTTCGTAATCCGCTCCGCTGGAACGGAAGCGCAGGGTCTCGAAATTGCCGACGGTCGTGTCCGTCCCGAGCGAGAGTCGCTTGCGGAGATCCGCTTTGACAAGCTCGATAATGTCTTGGCTAATCGGGCCGGCAGCATCGAAGCGCAGATAGGACAGATTGCCGGTACGCCGAGTCAATCGTGCAGTGCCTTTGCGCACCGCCTGAGCGATAAACCAGCTGGCGTCCAATCCCGGTGGGTAGATATGGACGGTCGTCGTCCCCACGTTGAAGATCATGGACTGCCGGGCCAGATAGTGCTCGTCTTCCAAGACGAATTGGTAATTGGCAATCTGGTCCCCGAGCAGGATGTCGCTTACCCGTCCAGTACCGATCGTGACCCAGCCCGAGGAATCGAGGTTGCGTTGCAACTCGGCCAAGCGCCCCAGCTTGTTCATCCGACCAGAGGAGTCGGCCAGGATACTGGTGACGGCGGTTGAGACATCGGCGACATAGATGTTCCATGGTCGCGACTCGACGTGGCCTTCGAGGGGGCGGACATCGATGCCGCCGATCTCCTCGAAGCCTTGCAGCTGGCTGGAGCCGAAGGTGACCTCCACGGCCGAGGAGCCGGAGGTGTAGATGCGGAACCGATAGCTCGCGTCCGCCATCAGAACATGGTGCTGAAGCTGGCCCCATCGGAGCGGCGCCAGCGGCAGGTGACTTCCAGATCCTCGAAACTTCCCCGCTGACGATCGATCACCGTATCCACCACATCCCCCGTGGGATCGATCAGGTACATCGTGGTCCCAGTGGGTGGCGTGCCATCGGTGCTCCCCGTCGTGATCGCCGTGGAATAGATCATGGGGACGCCCTGGACCCCGTACTTGAGGAAGTCAATCAACTGCTGCTGATCGTCGTTGTAGCGGAGCGTGGCCACGATTTCATAGACGCCCGAGCTGATGGTGAGCACCTGCCGGGCCCGGAAGTCGAGCGATTCGGCCACGAACTGCGCCACCCGATACGAGGGGCGGACATCCCGCAGGGGGACCGCCAGCTTGAAGTGCTGGTTATACGTGGTGCTCGTCGGGCTGGTCGTGTATTGAAAGCCCGCATTGGTGCCGAGGTACTGGGTATTGGCCATCGGTTAGCGGAATCCTCCCGCCCGGCCGACCAAGAGCGATTCTTTGAGGAAGACCTGCCATTGGGCATCGCGGGTCGCGGCCAGTGGATTGGTCGCTGCCGGCATGTTCCCGAGATTGATGGTCATGAGGCCCGCACCTGGGGCCACGGATTTCCCCATGGTCGGCCCGCCCCCTCCACCAGACAGCAGACCGCCGATGATCGCGCCACCCCCCGGGAAAAGGGCATTACCAATTGCCGCCCCGGCGAACCGGGAGAAGAGATTCAGGCCGATGCCTAGGAGTGACCGCCCGATGCTCTGGAAGAAATTCCCCCCACTCATGATGCTGTAGATGCCGTCCGCCAAGGCGTTCCCGATGGTCTGCCCAATCTCTTGGAAGAACTCATAGCGGGCCTGCACTTGTTTGGCGAATGGCTCAATCCAGCGATTCGTCCACGCATCGACGTCGGCCATCGACGGTAGGTCGCGAGTGATTTGCTTTAATGGCGTACCCTTGAACGCGCCAAAGACCTGTGCCCTGAATTCCTCGGCTTTGGGTGCAATCGCCGCCCCACGACCAATGGGTCGTTCTTTGCTGATGCGGGCCCATTCTTTCCAAAATGCGGCAGCAGCTTCTTGGGCTCGTGCTAATTCCATCCGTTGATCGGCGATAGCCTCCGTAACTGACTTCATCGCGGTTTGCGCCTCACGCAATCGAGTCGCCACATCCTCGGGGATGATGCCGAAGACGAAGCCGGGCAAACGGGCCATTTCCTCTTGAATCTGGCGGAGACTGATGCGGACTCGTGCTTGGATGTCCAGTAATTCGTCCAGCCGGGTACGGCTCAATCCCAGACCTTGTTCCGCAGCTCCGGCTTGGAACCGACGGCGGGCATCGGCCAAGGCGATCAGCGTCCGCGCATTGGCTTCAACTTCCTTCCGCGCTTCTTCGGCCCGTTTGGTGAATTCTCTCCAGATCAGGGCGATCGCACCCACGCCGGCAATGACGCCTAACGTCACGAACCCACCAGGCGCAAAACGTAGCAGCGCTGACGCCAATCGCCCGAAGGGACCAGGCAAGCCGGCGGCCGAGATCGCCAGACCACGGAGCCCACCTTCTACGGCCCGAAGCCCTGGCCGTATGCGGGTCCCCATGCCCTCGAAGCCAGTCTGAGTTTTCTTCAAGCCCGCTTCGAGATCAGTGACATCAGCTCGGATACGGACCAGCAATTCACCGACGGTTACCGATTCAGGCATTATCCCCCTCGGGGGCGAGCTGGCCCTGGGTTTCCAGCCGCCGCAGCAATTCCTCGGTCTTCTGCGCCTTGCTCAATCCGCTGGTCGGTGTCTCAGGCACGTAGAAATCCTGTGGTCGCAGTCGCTGTTTACTGAACGGTTGGAGGAGATTGGCCAGCATCCAGGCATCCCGTTGACGGTCCCGTTGTTCCCGATCCCTGGCTCCCGCGACCTGGGCCTCCAACTCCGCCGGCGTCGAACGCCAGAACGCGATCCCCCTTAGGTCGAGGACGGCGTAGGCGGCACGCTGGAGATCGTGCCAGCCGGCTCGGAAGGGTTTGGGACACCGGCCGCCTTCCCATTCTCGCCAAAGCCTAAGGCGAAGGCCCGGAGAATCTGTTCGCTCACCGCCGCGAAGTTGCTGCCATCGACCCAGCTGCCAACCGTCTGTTCGGTCAAGGAGGGTTCTGCATGGAGCAGCCCAGCCCACAACACGGTGCGGGTAAATCGCATCGAGATGGGCAGATCCTTGATGTCCATCAAGCTGATGTTCAGCCGCTCCTCGATCAGGGCCAAGGCATTGAGATCGTAGCGCAGCCACCGTTGGGCACCTGCCAATTCAATCGGCACCGCCATCGCCATCGTCAACTCCCTTCCGTCAGGGGACCATCGCCATCGATCACGACATTCGCCAGCACCGCCCCCTGCGTCTCCCCGCCGAACGCGAAGTCAGACACGTATCCATCCCCGCTCCAGAGGTAGCCCGTAGAGTCCGTCGTTGGATAGAACTGGAACGAAAGCGCGCGGGGCGCAATCACCCCATCCCGAATCTCCGTCTGGGAGAAGTTGGCCCCGAGATGGAGGGCCTGGGCTGTCGCCTGCCACGACTTCTCCCCAGGGATGATGAGTCTGGCGTCGGTGCTGGAGGTTTCCATTACCTCCTGGTGGGCGGCGATGCGCCACTCCCGGACTTCGCCGACATCGGCATAGTTTCGCGTGGCCGTCAGATCGTCAACGAAGGTCCGGGTCGAGGCGCCATTCCGGCTCCCCACGATGCCCATGAAGGTATGGTTCCCGTCGCGCAAATCCTCCGTCAGCGTGACAGCAGTATGGGTGGTCCAGGTACTCCCAGCGTCGGTCGTCAGGTATTCACAGGTCACGTCCAATCCATCGACCGTTAGTCGCATGGTCAGCATTTCCCCGACACTGGGCGGGAGGCTGGTCCCCAGGGTAGCGGTTTGGACCACCCCTCCCGTAGAATTGCGCCGTTCCAGGAAATGGCTGGTGATCCCGGCTCCCGTCCGGCGCCACAGGAAAGCCGCCCCTTCGCCGACGCTCCCGGCAGCCAATCCCCAGAGTCCACCTTCTTGGGCAGTGCCATCCGCCGGGCCGCGGGTGATTTCTCCTTGCAGCGTGAAGGCGTCGTCCGCCAACCCGGTACCCCAGCGGGCCCAGACGCGGCTGGCGATGTTGACCGAGGTCGCCCCTGAAGTGCCCTCCAGCAGCCAGGCATCCGTGGTACTTGTCACCCAGGATCCACCGCCACTATCCGGCGTATGGTTCTGGAGCGGCATGTTGGTGGACTCGGTAAAGGTGTCGGTGGCCAGCGTCGTATCGGCTTGCCGGCGCTGGCGCACCACGCCATAGCGACCCTCCACGGCCGCTGTCATCTGCTTACGTGCTCGTGCTCTCGGTCAGCGCTCCGGTGCCTTGGATCGTGACGTTGGTCAGGAACGCATCGTTGGTGTTCCCGCCGATATCGTAATCCTCCACGTAGCCCGTCCCGGCCCAGCTATAGGTCCCGGACGCAGCGGTCGAAGGCTGAAACAAGAACGCCACGCTCGCCGCCGAGCTTAAGGCGTTCCGCAACTTGTATTGCGTCGCCGAGGTGGTTGGCACATATAATGCCTCGGCCGTTCCGCTCCAACTCGCTGTCCCCGGAAGGAGTTCCCGCCAGCCCGAGGAATCGTTCGAGGTGGCATCGATGCTGTCCCGGTGCACCCGGAGCTGGATGTTGCGGAGCTCGGCGATCGCGTCCGATCCCCCTGCGGAGGCCCCCGTACTGAGGGCGATCAACCCTGAGCGTGCAGCAATCGCGGCAGTCGCCATACCAACTCCTTACGTGGTCCGGCTCCGGAGCGCCAGGAAGTTCTGGGCCAGTAGCGGCCGGCCTTCGTCATCAAATGCCAAGCCAATCGCATCGGTGAGCGCGTAGATCGCCGCATAGTAGCGGCCGTTGATCGTCGTACTGGCAAAGCCATGGAGCACATCACAACAGCCCTGGAGCTTATCCCGCCCGGTCGAGTAGGCGTCGCCGTCCGTATCCGTCCGGCTCGAGCGCACCCGAATCTGAAACGTCGGGCGGTTGAGATCCGAGCGCACTTCCGGCGCGAACCCACCGGTCTCGAAGATGGTGATGCACTTATCGGGGTCGGGCGGCATAAAGCTCTTGGTGACCAGCCAGCCGGTATCGGTGACCTGGGTCGTGCCAGCCGCGCCGGCCACGCTCTGGCTGGTGAATCGGGATTCGATGTCATCAAGCAGCCCCATGGCCTACGATCCGTTCAAACGACCGCCAGAGATGTGTTCCGAGCCGGGACGCTACCCCACCGCTCCGTTGTTGAACGGCGGTTTCGAGGAACTTGGCCTGGCCCACGGGATGGTGTACCTCTACCCGTTCATGG